GTGTTTAAAAATTATTTATGAAGAAGTTGAAGAAACGCGCAAGATGGAAATGGATAGGCTAGACAACGCTCAAATGAGAATTATGCAAGCGGTTAATCAAGGGGATATACCAGCAATAAATACGTTGTTACGCATTATGGATAGACGAGCAAAATTGCTTGGCTTAGATATGCCAGTCAAATCACAAGTGGAGGTAACCACGTATGACACAGGAACTATTGATTCAGAAGTCGCAAGACTTATCAGATTACTTGGCTCAACGGACAGCGAGACGCGTTCTTTGGACGCACCACCTAGCACGTCCTGAACAGTTACCTGATGATGAAGCAGAGTGGAATACATTTGCTTTGTTAGCAGGGAGAGGATTTGGTAAAACTCGTACTGCCGCAGAATGGATTTGTTGGCAAGCAATTAGATTTCCAAAGACACGTTGGGCTATTGCCGCACCGACTCACGCTGACGCTAGAGATACGTGCGTAGAAGGTGAGTCTGGCGTATTAAATATCTTGCGTGAGTATGGCGTATTAAAAGATTACAACCGTTCTATTTCTGAAATCTTTCTTGATAACGGTAGCCGTATGAAATTATTTTCTGGTGAAGAACCAGATAGATTTCGTGGACCACAATTTCACGGCGGTTGGTTTGATGAGTTAGCGGCATTTAAATATCCCGAAGCGTGGGACCAATATAAGTTTGGTTTGCGTTTAGGTACGCACCCTAGAACTATTGTTACAACTACGCCTAGACCAACTAAGTTGATTAAAGATTTAATAGCAGATGAAACCGTAAAGATTGTTCGTGGTTCAACTTTTGATAACGCTAAGAATCTTGCGCCGTCTGCGCTTGCTGACTTGAAATTTAAATATGACAACACAAGGTTAGGTCGTCAAGAACTTTACGGTGAAATACTTGACGTTGTTGAAGGCGCGCTGTGGACAAGAGAGTTAATTGAAAATGCTCGCGCTAAAACTGCGCCACCATTAGTACGTATTGTTATAGGTGTTGACCCTGCTGTAACAAGTGGAGAGACAAGCGACTTAACTGGAATAGTGGCGGCAGGTATAGACGCTTCTGGTCATTACTACATACTTGATGATAAATCGTTACGCGCTAGTCCTGATACGTGGGCGCGTGTAGCAGTTAATCTTTATCAAGACCGTAACGCTGATAAGATAGTTGCTGAAACAAATAACGGTGGCGATATGGTCATAATACTAATGAGACAAGTTGACCCATCTATAAGCGTTATGAAAGTAACAGCAACAAGAGGAAAACAATTACGCGCTGAGCCAATATCTTCTTTATACGAACAAGGCAGAGTTCATCACATAGGTTATTTTGCTGAACTAGAAACGCAGATGTGCGAATGGACTCCATTAGATAAGCAATCACCTGACAGGCTAGACGCTTTAGTATGGGCGTTAACAGAACTTAATACTGGTGGTGCCAGTATGATTGCTTTGGCTGGTATGTCTATAATATGCGGTAAGTGCGGTATGCCTTCACCACGAACAGCAACTATATGTTTTAATTGTGCCGCGCAACTGAAAGGTTAATAATGAAAATCGCTATTAAAGGAATTGTTGTTCAACCTAAAGGTGGCGCGTCTATTCAAACTATTTACAATATCGGAGATACAGGTCCAGGTGGCGGAAAAGTTATTTATGACGCTGGTTCTATTTTATCGTGGGGCAGATATATTGAAGTAGCACCTGATACTTGGTCAGGTGGAATAGACCAAATGGACTTCAAGTTTGGTATAAGTTCTTCTATATCTGGAACTTTAAGCAGTATTGGAACAGCCGTTACAAATACTGACCTTTTAATTGCTCAAAGTAGTAGTACTCTTTATATTGGTAAAAGCGCAAGAAATTATACAGGTGGTGGTAAAACTAATTGGCAAGCACCATCACCAGGTGATTTGAATCAATGCTGGCTTAACGTAGCGCAAATGGGTACTTTGAACTCTTTTAGTTATGCTTATTGGTCGTCACAAGAATATGCCGCTAATAGTGCTTTTGGCAATTCACAAACTATGACTAACGGACAGGTAAACATCACATTCAAAGGTCAAACAACATATATGCGTCCTGTTCGTTATTTTACTAATTCAAGTAACTAAAGGAAATACAAATGCCAGGTTTTTACAAAAATGATAACGGCTCACTTCTTTGGTCTGCTGATAGAGTCATCAATGACAACTTTCAACTATGGATAGATTTGAAAGACACTTACGTCTATCCCGTAGAAGGCTGGATATGGGCTGATAGTGAAGCGGAAGCACGTGTTATATTGAACTTGCCGTTGCCAGTTGAAAGCACCGAGCAAGAATAATATGAAAACCGTTATCAAAAGTATTATTGTTCAACCTAAGGGTAGTTCTGTAAACCCACCCAGTAGCGTTGATTATCTTGTTGTTGCTGGCGGTGGTGGTGGTGGTGCATATGGTGGCGGTGGTGGTGCAGGTGGATTTAGGACATCAACAGGGTTTGCAATTTCGGGTTCATTTACTGTAACTGTTGGCGCTGGTGGTGCTGGTGGTCTTGCCAACCCATCAAGCCAATCAGGTAGTTATGGTGTCGATTCTGTATTTTCTAGTATTACATCAACGCGTGGCGGTTATGGTTCTGCTCTGGCTCCAGGTGCTGGTGGTGCAGGCGGTTCTGGCGGTGGCGGTGGCGGTTATTATTCTAATCCTGGTGGCGCAGGTAACACTCCTGCAACTTCTCCTTCTCAGGGAAACAATGGCGGTCAAGGTACTGGTGCTGGTAATGGTTCTAGAACTGCTGGCGGTGGTGGTGGAGCAAGTGCAAATGGGCAAGGTGGTTATAGTAGTATTGGTGGTCCAGGCGGTACGGGTACATCTAATTCATATTCTGGTAGCGCCGTTACTTATGCTACTGGTGGTACTGGTGGTTCATCGAGTTATGCAGGTGCTTCTGGTGGAGGCGTTAACACGGGTGGTGGTGGTGGCGGTGGACAAAATAGTGGTAACGGTAGTGCTGGCAGTTCAGGAATTGTGATTATTACGTATGCCAATACATTTGCCGATTTCACTTCTATTGACGTAGGGCTGACTTATACAAAAACAACCTCAGGCGGTAATACAATTTATCAATTTACAGCAGGAACGGGAACGGTGACAATCTAATGGCACATTACGCATTTTTAGATAAAAATAATATTGTAACGGAAGTTATCCCAGGTAAAGATGAAAATGAATTACTCGATGGATTAACGCCTGAGCAATGGTATGGCAATTACAGAGGTCAAACTTGTATCCGTACAAGTTACAACGGCAACATTAGAAAGAATTTTGCTGGTGAAGGAATGGTTTATGACCCTATTAGAGACGCTTTTTATTCACAGGAACCCGAAGGCAATATAGGGTTTAATGAAGAAACTTGTCAATGGATAATGCCAATATCAGACATTGAATTGTAAGCGCCAATCAAGAATAACCACTATCATTACCGTAACGCTGAACCAAAAGAGCGACAGGAGAAGTAAATGGGTTTGTTAGATAATTTTGCTAAAAGAGTAGCAAATGAAATTGTTAAATCTCCAAACCTACCTGTAGGTGCAGTTACTATGACTGAAACGCAAATGCGTAGTGGTTCTAATAACAATACAACTTACAATCAAAGTATTGGATTACCACGTAACCCTATTACGACATCTGTTCCATTTTCTCCTGGTATTCCTATTATTCCTGGCGCTATCAATCCGCCTAATCCAGTAACAGGACGACCAGAACCAAGACGTTATGAATTTCAAGTTGCACAAAACATTAATGTTACTGAAACCAGATTAGTACCGTTTCAAACTTTACGTGCTGCCGCAGACCAAATTGATATTTTACGTAGATGTATTGAAGTGTTAAAATCAAAAGTTACTTCTCTTGATTGGGATATTGTTTTAGCAGAGGACGCGTCAGAAAAACTTATTGCTGAAATTGGCGGCAATCAAATACGTGCCGCGCAATCGGCAAGAGAACAATTCAGCGATGAAATTTCTCGCGCACGTCAATTTTGGGAAACGCCAGATAAATCTAACGGACTCGTGTTTGCTGATTGGTTAAACATAGCATTAGAAGAAGTACTTGTACTTGACGCGTGGGCTGTCTGGCCGCAAACAAGTGTCGGTGGAGATTTATTAGCATTACAAATTCTTGATGGCGCAACTATTAAACCTTTGATTGATGAAAGAGGTATGCGACCATCACCACCGTATCCTGCTTATCAACAAATACTTTATGGATTCCCACGTTCGGAATTTTCTGCTGCAACTGAAACAGAAGAAGCAGATGGCGAGTTCAGTACAGATGAACTTAGTTATATGATAAAAAATCGTAGGACTATGACTCTATATGGTTATTCACCTACAGAACGCGCATTAGCGGTAGCAGATATTTATTTACGCAGACAACAATGGATTCGTGCTGAATATACAGATGGCGTAACTCCTGAACTAATGATGAAAACTGACGCTAATTTTGGTAATAACCCAGACTTGTTACGCGCTTATGAAAATATATTTAATAATGATTTAGCAGGGCAAACAGAACAACGCAAACGTGTTCGCCTTCTTCCTGTAGGTATGGAACCAATTCAATTTGACGGTTATGCAGAAAGATTTAAAGATGTATTAGATGATTATTTAGTTAACTCTATTTGCGGTCACTTTGGGGTTATGCCTTCTGAAATTGGCTTTACTCCTAAAAGTGGATTAGGTGGCGCAGGACATCAACAAGGACAAGCGCAATCAGGTGAAATAATTGGTTCGTTACCATTATCTAATTGGGTTGGACGTATGCTTACAAATCTTTCGTATGTATTTCTTGGTATGCCACGCGAACTTGAATTTAAGTTTATGCCAAGTGGACGACAAGATTCAGAATCAATAGCACGTACAAACGACATAGAAGTTAAAAATGGCGCTATAACAATTAATGAAATGCGTTCTATGGCTGGACGTTCTCTTATTGATTCTGAACAAGCAGATATGCCAATTATGGTATTAGGCAACGGTGCTTATTTCATTACAGAAGAAGGGGCGCAACCTTTTGACACCTTTAATAACCTTAATGAACTACAACCTTCTGTTAACGGTAACGAAATAGAAGAACCAGAAATAATAGATAATCCAAAAGAAGAAATTAATGACGCAGTAAAAGCGCAAGATGAAATTAAAAGGTTTTTACGTTGGATTAAAAAATCACCAGACCGTCAATTTAACTTTCAATCAGTTCCAGTTGTTTATTCAGAAGTGTTAAATAAATTTATATCTGTCAAAGATTACGACAGCGCACGTTGGTATGCCGAACGCTATCTGGCGTAACAAATGAATAAGTTACAAAGACAACAACAAGGAACAAAGATTCGACTATCTGTTAAATATAGCGACCCTATCCGTCAGGCTTTAATTAATTCTGTTGATGTTAAACAAATAGTTGAAGATTTTATTATTTCTTTTCAAACGGTAGAAGTAACACCCCAACAAGCACGTACTTGGGCGTTCTTACATATACAACCTAAAACAAATGATTTAGATAAAATAATAAAAAGATTACACGCAGAAAGTTATATTCTTGGAGATGATATTGCTTTATCTGCGATTGCTAAAGTAGTAATAAATAAAGCGCCTACATTAAAAGATTTTCAACGTGCGCAAGGAATTAATTGGGATACGTGGAAACCTGGTAATCGTGCCGCAAGCGCTTTACTTAAACCGCCTAATGGATTAAAGAAGTTAATGACTTCACGTAACGTAACGATTAAAGGAATTAGTAAAACTACAGTTGACCGTATTGGTACGCAACTTGCTTATGCGTTACAACACGGTTTATCGCCTAGTTCAACTACGTTAGCAATTATGGATTTACTTGGTAAACCAAGTCCAGAACGCACGGCATATTTAGTTCAGCAAGGATATAAAGAAATTGATGTTATGCTTCGTGACCCTGAACGTGCTTTAATGATTGCTCAAACAGAAATGTCAAGAGCAGTCAGCGTTGCGTCGCGCGAAATGTATCAAGATACTGGCGTAGAGTTGGTAGAGTGGCTTACTGCTGACCCTTGTGATGAGTGTCAAGAAAATGAAGATGTTTCGCCTATCGGTATTGATGAAACATTTCCAAGTGGAGATACCGAACCACCTGCTCACCCAAATTGCGCTTGCGCTCTTTCGCCATACACGATAGATACTCGCGGTTTGGGTGAAGAAGCGTTATCATTATTGTTAAATGAATAAGGAGAATTAAATGGCATTTGTTCAAGTAAATCCAGGTGCGTTAGGAACGTCAATAGGTTTGATATTTCAATTACCTGCTGGATTACCATTAACCGTAGTTACGGTTGGTAATAACACAGCCGCAGCAGTTATTTTTGTTGGCGGTGCTTCTGTTGGTTCTTCTGGTTCAACACAAGGAGTTCAAATTGCTGCAAAAGCGTCTGTTTCTTTAACGTTAAATGCTGGCGATAAACTTTATGCTATTAGCACTACTTCATTAGTAGCAGGAGATATTTCTGTTATTTATTCAGGAATTTAATTATTAAAATGTTATTAACACTTACAGCAAAGGACTCTAATGGCTAACACAACTTTCGCAACTTCATATGCAGCAATCGTAAAACAAGAAAAACAACTTGACGGAACGCTTCTTGTTTATGGTAAAGCGACAGATGACGCTATTGATAGCGATAACCAAATATGCGATTCTAATTGGTTAAGTAAGGCTATGCCAGAATGGTTTAAATCGGGCGGTAATATCCGCGAACAACATTCAAATATTGCCGCAGGAGTAGCAAAAGAGTTAGATTCAAAATCTGACGGACATTACATTTCTGCGTTAGTAGTGGACCCTACTTCTATAAAGAAAGTTGAAACAGGAGTATTAAAAGGATTTTCTATTGGGATTCGTGGCGCGCGCGTACAACGTGACGACAAGGCTCTTGGTGGAAGAATTATTGATGGACAAATTGTTGAAGTATCTTTAGTTGACCGACCTGCCAACCCAAACGCCAAATTAATGTTGGCTAAATCAGATGGAACGGAAGTAATCCAAGTGGAAGAACTTATTGAACAAGAAGAAACTACCGTTGCTGAAGAAGTAGTGGCAGAAGAAGTAGTAACAGAAGTTAAAGTTGAAGAAACCATTGTTGAAGAAGTTGTACCAGAAGTGGTACAAGAAGTTATTGAAAATGTCTCCGAAGAAGTTACAGAGGAAGTTGCAGAAGGCGCAGAGAAGTCTGTAACTACTATTGAAGAAACAGCAACAGAAAAATCAACTATCACGCCACTACCTACTATCGAACGTGTAGGTAGTGTTGATGAAGAAGATATTTTTGAATCATCAGATTCAAATAAGTCTGCTCTAACTGATGTTACTATTAGTGACATTATTGAAAAAGCCGTAAAGAGTGCGATTGATGTGATTCGTAGCGAGGTTGAAATTTTGAAATCAGCAAAAGAGGCTGATATGGAAATTATCAATAAACTTGAATCAGAATTAGCAACGGCAAAATCCAAAGCAGTAAGCGGTGGACCAAAGCGCACGGCATTACAACCTTCTAATAACGGTATTAATGAACTTGTTAATAAAGCCGCAGAATATCGTGCTAAAGCCAACGCAACAACAGACCCAATCTTGTCAAAAGGTTGGAAAGAAATGGCGCAGGATTTTGAATCCAAAGCCAACGAATTATTAATCAAATAACCTCTTTACGAAAGGAACAAACCTAATGGCGCTTAATGCACCTAAGGCAAGTGACTTGTTTAGTGACGCGGTATCCGCAAAGGATTCTGCTACACGTATGGACGAATTCACTTCCGAATTAAATAAATCAGTAAACAATGCTGTATCTGACCCAAATTCTATTATGTCAATTAAAGCAGGACAATCCACATTTGCGGAAGCAAGTGGAAGTTCTGTTGCTCTTATGGAACGTCTTGCAACAAACAAGTCACTCACGCCAGACGCATTAGCAGGATTAAATAACGCTCTTGCTTCTCAACGTATGGCTATGTCTGATATCCAAAAAGATGTGACACTTACATCTCCACTTTCAACTTCTTTTGCTGCTTTCGATTTGGAAGCACCAGCAAAGTTGCTTACACCACGTCCAACCCCACTTCGTAACAAAATTCCTCGCAACAAAGGAGTGGGTACTTCTCACCGTGTAAAGCGCA